ACATACTCAATACTTACTTGGATAGTCTATATAATATTATTCATTCCCATGTTAATTGCATGGATTATAGTAGAGTTTAGAAAGGACTAATTATGAATAGATTTATTATTGAAGAGACACCATACTTAATATCCAAGTCACTATGCGACCAACACATAGTGAAAATGCCACTAGAAGAAACACAGATGCTTTGCACAGCCTTATGGCATCATGCACCTAAGTATGCTGAGAAGAATGACTTATACAAACCTGTACATCAGAAGCATCCTTGTACATTGTGGGCGATGGAAACACAGAGTAACTATGAGTTTGCTTGGTCATTGCTTGGACATATGCTTTACGAATATAAAGAAAGATTTAACAGAGAACATGGATGTATGAAGCATTACAAAACTTTGGAGAAGGGTGTTGTGTATATACCAAAAGGTAAATTAACAAGGCATCCTCAATGTTTTAGTGGTCATGATAGACTCAAGACAGACGAGTTTTTTCCTATTGTTGCATACAGAAATTTTTATATTGTAGACAAATCTAAGTTTGCAAGGTATAACTATACAGATAAACCACAATGGATGGATGAAAATGAACTTAAAAGAGCTTAGTGAAAAGTATTATTTGTCTAGCGACTTCAATAGTTTAGCAGACAAAACTAAAGTAGATTATCAATACTGTTGTTCAAGATTATTAGACACAGAAGTTGATGGCAATTTTATGGCAGAAATGTGTCTAACAAAACTGAACGGTGCAACAGCAAGGCGAGGCTATGAGGTGTGGCTCAACAGAGGTACTTTCTCAGCCAATGCTATATGTTCTGTGGCGAGAAAGATATATTCTTTTGCTATGGAGATGGGATATGCAGAAACAAATCCATTTTCAACTTTCAAAAGAAAGGCAACGCAAGTGAGAAAGGTTGTTTGGACAAAAGAACAAGTCAAGCAGTTTCTTGATACTGCCTATTCTAAGTTTAGATGGAGAAACATGGGTCTAATCGTACAAATGTCCTACGAATGGTGTCAAAGAGTCGGAGATATGCGAATGCTAGAGTTTGAAAACATAGATTTTGACAAGCAAATACTAAATTTAGAGCAATCTAAACGAAGAGCATTAGTTCATCTACCAATTAGTGATGAATTAACAGAAATGTTACAACAACAACACCAGGAATTTGGCTTTCAGAAATATGTTGCACCCTATCCTTACCCATTTAAAGGCTTATACAAGACATATTCACTTACTAGGCTGTCAAAGGTAGCTAGAGATGTAATGAATGCCTCAGAGCTTCCTAAAGAGCTACGAATAGCTGATCTAAGAAGGACTGGTACTACTGAAATGGTTGAAGCAGGTGTTCCTATGGGTCAAATTATGTCTGTTACAGGTCACGCAAATCCTAGTAGTGTGAAGCCTTATATGAAAAATACTTTAGCGTCAGCAGAAAATGCTTTGACAAAAAGAAATTTATATGGTAAAAGCATTTAACTGCCGAAGGGGAACTGATACATGAATATACAAAACATCATAGATTCTGCCCAACTAGAGGTAGGTCAAACTAAAAGAATGGACTGCCCAATCTGTAGGGGAGCTAAAACATTCACCATAACAAATGCAATGGGAAAAATAATATGGAACTGTTACAAAGCATCTTGTAGAGTTTCAGGTTCAAAAACAGGAAAAGTCTCAGCAGAAACTATAGAGAGAGCCATGCTAGGAAAAACTGTCATAGACTATGACGATTTTGTTCTACCAAGTCATGTCGTTTATGGTGGTCTGAGAACACAAGTAAAAAGATTCGCTTACGAGTATGGCATACATCCTGCAAGTGTGCCTTTATATTATGACGTAAGAGAGAACAGAGTAGTTTTTCCTATTCGTAAAGATCACAAGAATGTTGATGCGATTGGTCGTTCATTAGGAATGTCTCTGCCTAAATGGAAGAGATATGGTAAAAGTGATACACCATATACTTATGGTAATGGAGATGTCGCAATAATTGTTGAGGACTGCATTAGTGCTACGGTCATAGGTAACAACAAAGTTCGTGGGGTAGCTTTGCTAGGCACATCGTTATCTGATGCCCACAGAGAGTATCTGATGCAGTTCTCAACAATAATTGTGGCTTTAGACCCTGACGCATTGTCAAAGACACTTAGTATTGCTAGTGAGTTAAGAGCATACAAGCAGAATGTAAAAGTTCTGAAACTTATAGATGACTTAAAGTATTGCAACGAAACTGATTTTATAAACTTAAACAAACTCATAGGAGATAGATAATGGAGTTATCCTTAATAAGAAGCTTAATGGACAAAGGCTTTTATGACGAGCATAAAGGTTCAAAGTGTCCAACTAGACTTTTTAGCAAAGATGTTCAGAAGATAAAGAGAACAATAGATAATGCTATGGAGTCTTACAACAGAACAGTAACACCCGAAGAGATTGAAGCGTTGTTCTTTGCACAAAATCCTTCAATCACAACTGCACAGAAAACTGCATTTAGTGGTTTGTTTGCGTCTGTCAAAAGAGAACAACCTATGGGCAAGGATATCTCACAAGAGATACTATCCAAACTCTTCAGACAAGTTATTGGCGAAGATGTAGCCAACTTAGGCTTTGAGTATGTCAACGGTTCACAGACTTCACTAGAGCCTCTCAGAAACATATTAGAAAGCTATGGAGATGATTTTACACCTAATCTAAATGTAGAGTGGGATGACATAAGCTTAGAAGGATTACTGACTAAGAATGACTTGGAGACCAAGTGGTCTTTCAATATACCTACACTTGTATCTAGATTAGAGGGAGTGAATGGTGGACATCTTATAGAGGTGGGTGCTAGACCGAATACTGGAAAGACTTCCTTTCATGCATCACTCATCGCTAGTGAGAATGGATTTGCTAGGCAAGGTGCTTTGTGCATTGTCTTATGTAACGAAGAATCATCTTACAGAGTTGGGTCAAGATATCTTACTGCAGCGACTGGTATGAATATGTTTCAGATAAAAGAGAACATGGCAAAAGCACAAGAGCTATACACACCCGTAAAGAATAATATTAAGATAAAAGATGCGATGAACAAGGATATGAATTGGGTAGAGAGTGTATGCAAAACTTACAAGCCTGATGTAGTAGTCCTGGATATGGGAGATAAGTTTGTATCTCATGGTAGCTTCGCAAGACAAGACGAAGCACTCAAGGCTAACGCAGTTCATGCTAGGCAGATTGCTAAAGCACATGGCTGTGCGATGTTCTATATGTCTCAACTCTCTGCAGAAGCAGAGGGTAAAGTATTACTCAACCAAGCTATGATGGAAGGTAGTCGTACAGGTAAGGCTGCAGAAGCAGATGTCATGATATTGATAGCTAAGAATCCACCCGTGGAAGGCAAAGACGAAGATGATCTACAAAGACATCTCAACGTAGTTAAGAATAAAGTTACAGGTTGGCATGGCAAGATTGTCTGCGAGTTAGACTACAAGACAGCAAGGTATCAAGCATGAATCAGTTTACACTATTCAAAGACTTGCCTAAAGATGAAAATCCTATTGAAGATGGTGTAGTATGTATCAAGTGTGGTATCAGACAGCCTATCTCAAAGTTCTCTGTCATGAAAGCTGGAGAGATAAAAAGAACGTGTAGGTCTTGTAAGAATGGACATAGAATAATAATAGAAAAACTAAGAAGAGAAAACGAATACCCTAAAGAAGATTATAGATGTGCAATCTGTGAAAGAACACTAGAAGAACTTAGCAAGTATGGACAGATCAGACTAAAGAGTTGGGTGTTAGATCATTGTCATAAAACGAATACATTTCGTGGTTGGATATGTCATAAATGTAACACGGGTCTTGGTGGGTTCTCAGATAGTTTGACCAATTTAAAAAAAGCAGTTATATATTTAACCAAGCATAAGGAGAAGTTAGATGAAACTAACGATTGACGTAGAAAATACAGTAACTAAAAGAGATGATAAGATGCACCTTGATCCTTTTGAACCTACTAATAAGTTAGTCATGGTAGGTTGCTTAACAGATACAAGAAAAGAATATCTATACAGTATGGACACAAATGAGAATGAGTTTGTTGGTGCATTTGCAGGTGTGCAAGAGCTACTTGACAAAGCAACTATACTCATAGGTCATAACATTGTGTATGACTTAATGTGGTTGTGGGAGTGTGGCTTTACTTACGAAGGTCCTATATTTGACACTATGTTAGCAGAGTATGTGCTACAGAGAGGTATTAAAGAACCACTATCCTTGGAAGCTTGTGCAGAAAGATATGCATTGGCTACGCAGAAGCAAGATACTTTGAAGGAATACTTCGCAAAAGGTTATGGGGTAGACGAGATACCAAGAGAGGAACTATCACAGTATCTCTCTGCAGACCTCAAGGCTACACAAGAACTATCAGATAGGCAATACAAAAGACTAAATAGCCAAAATGACGCTGGTCTTTTAGATGTAGTGATATTCACGAATCGTGTAGCATTCTGTCTTGCCAAGATATACAAAAGAGGATTCCAAGTAGACCAAGAAGCACTTAACAAGGTACGAGAGGAGTTTAACAAAGAGAAGTCTGATATAGAAGCAAGACTACAAGAACAAGTAAGAGAGTTGATGGGAGATACACCAATCAATCTTAATAGTCCAGAGCAAATGTCTTGGATAATCTATAGCAGAAAACCCAAAGATAAAGCTATGTGGACAAATCACTTTACAAGACACATGAAAGATCACGAGTACAGACAGACTGTAAAGAACAATACAGAGGTTCTCTATAGGACAAGAGCAGAACAATGTCACGTCTGTAAGGGTGTTGGTACTATTAGAAAGATAAAGAAGGATGGTAAACCTTATGCTAATCCAAGTAGATGTGTTAACTGTGATGGACATGGATATCTATTCATACCAACTGAAAGAATAGCTGGACTCAAGTTTACTGCACCTACATCTAAATGGGTGAGTGCAAATGGATTTACTGTCAACAAAGGCAATCTGTCTATACTGCAGAATACTGCGAAGTCCAAAGGTATGGATAGTGCTTACAAGTTTCTTGCAGATATACAGAGACTATCTGCGTTAGATACCTACTTGTCTTCCTTTGTAGAGGGCATACAGACATATACAAAGCCTGATGGTAAGCTTCATGTTAGATTACTACAACATAGAACTGCGACAGGAAGATTTAGTGGAGCAGACCCTAATATGCAGAATATGCCTAGAGGGGGAACTTTCCCTGTAAAGAAAGTATTTGTATCAAGATGGGAAGGTGGCAAGATATTAGAAGCAGACTTTGCTCAGTTAGAATTTAGAACTGCAGCTTTTCTGTCACAAGATAAAACAGCAATGAAGGAGATAGAAGATGGATTTGATGTGCATAGTTATACTGCTAGTGTTATTAGTGATGCTGGTGAGCCTACTACTCGCCAAGAAGCTAAAGCTCATACGTTTGCACCGTTATATGGAGCAACAGGCTTTGGAAGATCGGCTGCTCAAGCTACATATTATAAACACTTCACGGAAAAGTACAAAGAGGTTGGGGTATGGCACTCCAGATTGGCTAAAGAAGTTTTAAATACAAATAAACTACGAATACCAACAGGTAGAGAGTTTGCTTTTCCTGACGTTGAAAGGTATGGTAGTGGCAAGATTTCACACTTTACACAAGTTAAAAACTATCCTGTACAATCACTAGCTACAGCAGATATCGTACCTTGTGTATTACTTGAGATTGAGAATAAACTAGGGCAACTTAAATCTTGTATAGTGAATAGTGTACATGATAGTATTGTTATTGATGTACACCCATTAGAGGAGCAAAGAGTATTAACTTTAATAAAAAGTATTGACAGCAACTTGAAAGATTTGATTCAATCACAATTTAATATAGAGTTTAATGTTCCATTAAAATTAGATGTTAAGTTAGGCGATAATTGGCTTGACACAAAAGACGTAGTATGATAAAACTAAAAGACTTAAATAAGGAGACAAACTATCATGAATAATATAGTAAGTATAAATACAGATAACTATTCTGCTATGGCTAAAGCTATGGGTTTAGAGCAAGAGAGTTCCAAATCATCTAGCACTTTAGCTAGACTAAAAGTTAGCACTCAAGCAATTATGGGTGAAAAGGAAGTAGGTGGAACTATGGAGACTGTTCAAAAAGTTGCTCCAGGATCATTTTATCTTGAGCTTCCCGAAGAAAATGACGCTATGTACTACGGAAAGAATGTTGTCATGAGACCTTTTATGCAAAGATTCTTTCTAAGAAAGTGGGTTAATCCGTCTGAAGGCAAGAAAGGATACTATGTTAAGACGCTGATGGCAGACAATCTAAACATTGATCTGAAAGATAATGGTGGAAGTTTTAATTGTGGTAGACCTACAGGATATATTAAAGACTTTAAAAGCTTAGATAAGAGTATGCAAGAGTCTATCAAAGCTGTAAGTAGAATAAGAAGTGTTTTTGGCACTGTAAGTTTCAACACAGTAATAAATGCAGATGGTTCTGATTCAGACAAGGTTATTAAAGATGTCCCTTTTATATGGGAGATAAGTGGTTCAACTGCTTTTAAAGAAGTAGGAGAAGTTTTTAAATCACTATCAAGTATGAAAAGATTACCTGTTCAGCATGATGCTAAATTAAGCTTAGACAAAAGAGCAACAGCAGCAGGTGGATCATTTTTCGTACCTAAAATTGACATTAACTTTAAGAACGTACTAAAGGTAGAAGAAAAAGACCAAGAAACATTTGGTAACTTTATAGCTTGGATTGAAAATTTTAATGGGTATATATCATCAGCTTGGGATGAAAAGAATCGTAACAAAGTATCAGAAGAAGATATGAAAGTTGTTGACGAGTTCATTGAAGTTGATGACGATGCCGAGAAGTAATAACCCTTTCAAGGTACATAATATAAATTATCTTTCGCCTAGTAGTATTAACACATATATTAATGATACTCCTATGTGGATAGCTAGATATTTATTTGGTGCTAAATCATCAAGTGGTCCGGGTGCTATACGAGGGATAGCTGAAGAGTTTGTACTTGCAAACAAATATGAAAAGGGATCATTTGACTTTGATCTTTTGAACTTTAAATTTATGTCTTTGTGTGCTGAATCTAATATAGATATAGGGGATGTAAAGACAATTAAAGAACAGAAAGTTCTCAAAGATTATGGAAACATAATAGATAAACATTTTAGTTACAAAGAACTAGAAGATTATCAAGAAAAGGTAGAAGTACAAATTGACGATCTACCTATACCTATTATGGGTTATATTGACTTTAGATTTAAAGATACTATAGTTGATCTCAAGACAACGAGTAGAATGCCTTCTAGACCTACTGAAGCACAGAATAGACAGATGGCATTGTATTCTATGGCTTACCCTAAAAAGAAAGTAGAACTCTTCTTTGCTAGTCCAAAAGACTACAAGAAGTTTCCTCTAAAGAATCTTTCTGCTTACAAGAAGCAACTACAAAAAGTAGCTTTTAGTATTCAGAAGTTTTTGTCTATCAGTGATGATAAGCATGAGTTAGCTTCTTTAGTTTACCCTAACTATGACTCATGGATGTGGTCAAGTGACATGAAAGAAGAGGCTAAAAAAATATGGAGTGTAAAATAATGGCAGATAAAAAGATAGAAGATTTGCAAAAAGACATTGAAACTATGGAAAAAGAATTAGCTGAAGCTAAGAAGACTCTTCGTGAAATGAAAACAAAAGGCTTACGTGAAGCAATGGAAGCTAAAAAACTAGCAGACGAAGCTGTAAGAGAAGAGATGAAAGCACTTGGCTATGACTATAGTAGATCAGAGTATGAGTTCAATCCTTTTGCAGGATGGAGAAGAATACTTTAGTGTCTCCTCATAGGGCATATCGTGTAGCATTGAAGAATGGATATAGGAGTGGTTTAGAACATAAACTATCCATTTATCTAAAAGAATTAAAGTATAAATTTACTTATGAATCTTTAAAGATAGAGTGGCAAGATTTAGCTTATCGCACCTATACTCCAGACTTCATACTTAAAAATGGAATTATAATAGAAACAAAAGGCAGATTCATAGCTGCCGATAGAAGAAAACATCTAGCTATAAAGAAGCAACATCCGTCTTTAGATATTAGATTTGTGTTTGAGAACAGCAGAAACAAACTTAGAAAAGGTGCTAAATCAACATACGCACAGTGGTGTCTGAAACATGATTTTCGTTACTATGATAGAATTATACCCGAAGATTGGTTGAAAGAAAAAGGCAAGAATAAACATCCCAAGTTTATTAAATACACAGGAATTAAAATAAAATAGGAGAAGTATATGACAGACAAACTACAAGAACCTGAAAGAGACGATTTTCTTCTCGTGATTAAACCTCACGTAAACGAAGACAATAAATGGACAGGAGAGGTATCAGTAAATATTGTTACCTCAGAAAATAATAAACTAGATGATGAAGATTATTTTTCCATGATGGACTTTACTAGACTTATAGGTGCGTCTATACCTGTTATGGAAGTTAATCCTAGGTATAGAGCTTTACTTGAGAAACAAGCAGACAAATATATGCCTCTAAAAAAAGAAGAAAATATGTTGAAAGTTTCAGATGTGCGTGATAATGTTATAGAAGTTAATTTTAGGAAAGAGTAATATATGGGACAGTATGCACAAGATATAAAAAAAGTATATAGAAGTATAGGCGATAAAGCTAGACAACAAGCACAAGAACAATCAGATCATAAACAAACTTTGGACATGGTTAATAGTCCACCTCACTATAATAATTCAGGCATTGAATGCATAGAGGCTATCAAGGCTATGTTAGGTGGTGGTTTTAAGTATTACTTGCAAGGTAATATTTTAAAATATTTATGGAGATACGAGTATAAAGATGGTGTACAAGACTTAAAAAAAGCACAATGGTATCTCAGTGAGCTCATAGATAACGTTGAGGAAAATGATACAACTTAAAGTTTGGTTTACAATTATTGTAGACGAAGAAGAATACCCAGTACCTGCTGATGGCAAGGTTGAAATAGAAATAGAAGACTATATGCAAAACATATTTCACGATATGGAAGGCTTGAAACTAAAAAATATAAAGATTATTAGGAGTGACAGATGAATAATTATTTACCAACAGATTATCAAAATTTTATTGCGTTATCTCGTTACGCAAGATGGAAAGATGACGAACAAAGAAGAGAGACTTGGTTAGAAACTGTAGACAGATACTTTGACTACATGGAAAATCACCTAAAGAAAAAACATAATTATACTTTAACTAAAGCATTAAAACAAAAGCTTACAGATAGTATAATTTCACTAGGTATAATGCCTAGTATGAGAGCATTAATGACTGCAGGAGTTGCCCTAGATAGATGTCATGTAGCAGGCTATAACTGTAGCTATATACCTGTAGATAGTCCACGTTCATTTGACGAGTGTATGTATATACTTATGTGTGGTACGGGTGTAGGATTCTCTGTTGAAAGAGAGAATGTGGATAAGTTACCTACAGTCAACGAACATTTTGAGAAAAGCACAACAGTCATAACTGTTGCAGATAGTAGACCTGGATGGGCAAGAGCTTTGCGTGAACTTATTGCTATGTTATACGTGGGTCAGATACCCTCT